GAAGGCTGCACCCACCAAGCAGGAAGCTCCGGCGACCACCGAAACCGCCGCGCAGAAGAAAAAGCGCCTTGCTGCCGAGAAGAAGGCCGCTGAAGCTGCCGCTGCCGCTGCCGACGATGATGATGGCGACGACGATGATGATGGCGACGACGATGACGGCGACGATGACGCCGACGAAGACGGCGACATCTAAGCGATGGGCCTGTCGGCCATCAAAAACGATACACGGCTCGCCCTTCATGCAGAGATGGGCGAGCCGTGCTCGTACACCTACGGGACGGACATTGTGCCGACCGAAGAGCAAGCGCTCGCTGGTCTCATCCTGACCGCGCGCTTCCACACCAAAGCGAAACTCCACATGGGCGACGGCGATGGCCTGTCGGTCATGGAACCCATCGAAAAGCTGGTGTTCAACAGCGAGCAGCTTGAAGCGCTCGAACTGGTTCTGGAGCACAACGCAGAGATTCATTTCCCCGGCTACGGGATCACTGTGCAACTCGATCAGCCGCTCGATCCAGACGGCCCCCAAAACGTCTATTGGACCGTGACCCGTGTTTAACTTCGACCTCGCCCCGCTTCTCGACTTGGAGAACTTCCTGGCCGCGACGCCCGATAACACCCGCAAGGCTGTGTCGATGGCCATGAACGATGTGCTCGGCGGCCAGGGTCTCGCTCGATTCCGCAAAGCGGTCGCGGCCGAAGTCGAGTTCCCGGCTGGCTATGTCGATGACAAGATCACCTTTGAGCAGCGTGCCACGCCGAGCAGCCTTGTGGCGTCGGTCGCCGGTCGCCAGCGCCCCACAAGCTTGGCGCGCTTCGCCACGGGTGGTGCTATCGGTGGCAAGGGCGGCGTGACGGTTCGCGTCAAGGGTGGCGCGAAGTATATGAAGGGTGCGTTCTTGGTCCGATTGAACCAAGGCGCAGGGATTACCGACGATGGGTTCAATGTCGGTCTCGCTGTGCGGCTCAAAGAAGGTCAGACGCTCAACAAGCGGGACTCGAGTCGCATGGTGCAACTCGGCGGCGGCGTCGTGCTCCTTTACGGGCCGAGCGTCGATCAGATTCTCAACAATGAAGTCGCGGACGCAGAGGCGCCTGAAGTTGCAGACGCCATCGGCACCGAGTTCTTCCGTCAGTTCGCAAGGTTGTCAGCATAATGCCCGCCACGATCCGCACCCAAGAGCCGAAGCAACTTCGCATTATCAAGAAGCTGTGCAATCATCTGGAACTAACTTCCGGCTATGAAGGCATCGTCGTTTGGCGCGGCAAGTCTGTGGTGTCGGCAAAGGATATCGAGAACTGCCTGTCGATCCTCGAAGCGCCCCGGCCCTTGGTCGGACTGCCCGCGGGCGTCAATGGTGTTCGCCGCTTGGAGACGCTGACGCTGCTCCTTCAGGGCTGGCCGAAAGACGACAAAGAGAACCCAAGCGATCCCGCTTATGACTTGAAAGCGGCATGTGAACAGTGGTTGTCTCGGATCATCGAAGTTGACGATCAGACGGGTCTGCCAACCTACAAAGACATCTACATGCTCGGCGGCGATATTAGCGCTTTAACCATAGGTCAAGGTCTGGTAAGGCCGCCATCGGAAGAAGGCGCTTCGCGTTTAGCTATGTTCTTTCTCCCGTTGATCGTGGAGATGACCACAGATGTCCGCAACCCCTACGGTAAATAAGGAGAATACCAATGGCTGAAGGTGATATGAACTATGTCGTTGGCCGGGGCCGACTGTTCTTTGGACAGTTCCGCCCCAATACGCGCATCGCGCGTGGCCAGCTTTATTTCGGCAACACGCCCGCGTTGTCGCTTTCGCAGTCGGAAGACATGCTCGATCACTATTCGAGCGAAGGCGGCGTCCGCGTCAAGGATGCGAGCGTTTCGCTCCAGAACGATTCCAGCGGTTCGTTCCAGTGCGACAACATCTCGCTTCCCAACCTGGCGCTGTGGTTCCGCGGCGCGCAGTCGGTCAACATCGAAGCGGGCAGCGTGGCGGCCAGTGGCACGATCACCTTCTCGACGGGGGTGCCGGTCGAAGGCGACACCGTGACCATCGCCGGTCAGGAGATCACGTTCGTCGATGAAGACCCCGTGGGTATGCAAGTCGAGATCGCAGGGACCATCGCGGCTCAAGCGACCGCGCTGGCGAACTTCATCAACGACCTGTCGATCACGCTCGGCGTGTCGGCGACTGTTGCGGCCGCGGTGGTCACGCTGACCGCCAACGCTCCCGGTGCGGGCGGCAACGCCATCACCTTGGCGAAGGACGCAGCGACTCCGGCGAACATCACGGTCAGTGGTGCAACCCTTGCGGGCGGCACCAGCACGACCGAGACGATCTCGAACGTGGAACGCGGCCGTTGGTATCAGCTTGGCGTCGCCGATGGTCTGCCCCAGGGCGTCAACCACATCGGTAGCGTTGTCATCACTGATGTCGATGCCGCCAGCTTCACGGTCGATGCGGATGCCGGTCGCATCTATATCAAGCCGGAAGCCGAAGACGTTGTTGACGGTGACGATCTCGAAGTCAGCTATGGCATCGTCGCGGGCGTTGACGACATCGTGATCGCGATGGCCGAGACCATCGAAGGCGAGATGGCGTTCATCGGCAACAACGCTGCCGGTGCGAACGACAACTATTTCTGGCCTTACGTCAAGCTGTCGCCTGACGGTGACTTGTCGCTGAAGGGCGACGAGTGGATGAACATGACGTTCAACTTCGAGATTCTGAAGCGGGACATCACGGTCGAGCGCCAGTACATCACCCGTCGCCGCGCTTGATCTCCAACGGGCTTTAGGGCATAAGGCAAGGCGGCGGTCTCCGGATCGCCGCCTTTTCTTTACTATAGCGAGGATAGTGCAATGAGTTGGGGTGACTATGAAGTTCCCGTCACGATGATCGAGACCGGCGAGGCGGGGGATAAGAAGCGCCCCGTCCGCGGCCTCTCACTGACGGATTTGAGCACGCTGGTGGTCGATCATCTGGACTCGATGATGGAGATCACCACGCTCTACATCCAGTCGCAGCAAGACGTGAAGGCGGTCACGAACATGACCGATCTTCTGGTGCTCGCGTCGAAGACTTTCCCCGACTTCGTGTCGGAAGTTATTTCCATTGTGACCGACACACCGCAGCTTCGCGACAAGCGACTTCCGGTATCGCTCCAGTTGAAAATCCTTTCGGCCGCGTTCACGCTGACCGTCGAAGACGCGGGTGGCATGGGAAACCTTTCAGCGACACTCCAAAAGCTCGTCGGGGCCGCCGTGGAAGGACGGGGGGAAGTGTCGCGCAAGTTAAAGGCCATCCTTTCACCATCTTCTATTGGGGGTGCCGAGAAGACGCTAACTTCCTGATAGCCGAAGGCCACGTCCACGCCAGCCGATATCCGCTAGGCCGCCTGTGGACGGAAAAAGAGATCACCAAGCGGAGAGTGGATAGTGACCTGGCCAATGCGGCGGCGATAGACAAAGCGGCACAGGCGTCGATCCACGGAGGGAAAAAAGGTCACAGCCTCTTTGAGAGCGTGATTAAGAAGCTGACCGGACAATAAGGATTCAGGGCATGGCGTCACTCTCAAAGCGCGATATCGAAATGATCTTTCGGGCGGAGACTGACGCCGCCCAACGTCCCGTCAGCGAACTAAGTTCTGAAGTAAAGCGTCTCCGTAGCGAGATGGAGTCCTTGGCGAAGTCGGGCGACAAGACCGAGAAGAGCCTGGACTCCCTCGCCAAGACGACGCGCGAACTGGAACAGGCGCAGCAAGAGCTATCGAACGCGCGCACCCTGCTCACGCAGCTTAACAGCCAAGCGAACGCCCTGGAGCGCACCGAAGCGGCCGCCGAGAAGGCGACGAAGAAGTACAACGACCTGAAGGCACAGGTTGACGGCGCCGAAGCCCCCACCAAGCGACTGACGACATCGCTTGCGGCGGCCGAGCGCGGCATGAACGCGAACAACGCGCGCCTGGACGAAGCGAAGAAGAACTACGCCGAAGTCAAGACGAGCATCGAAGGCATCATCGGCCCTGTCGATAATGTGCAAGATGCCTTCCGCCAGGTCGCGGTCGCGCAGCGCGAGATCACGCAAGGCCTCACCGCGGCGAAGGGTTCGATCTCGGCATTCAAGACCGAGATCGCCGACACCAAGGTTGAAGCCGAACGACTGGCGCAGATTGATGCGTTCCGGAAGCTCGCGGGCGACTCGGTAGCAGCGCAGAGCGCGGCCGAGCGGATCGCCAACACTCTCGACAATGCCGCCACGCCCGCACAGCGGCTCGCACAGGCGGTGGCCGGGATCGTCAACCCTGCCCAAGCGGCCGCCACCACGCTCGACGGCATGGACGACCGACTCGATGCGGTGATCGCCAAGGTCAACGGCGGGAAGATCGGCGTCAACGAGTGGGGTTTCCTCAACAACGAGCTTCAGGCGGTCCAGGCCAATCTCATCAAAGTCTCGGCCGAAGTCGATAAGTACGCCGCGCAACAGGTCAAGGTGGACCAGGCCGCGGCCGCATACGATCGACAAGCCGCGAAGGTCCGCGAGCTTGCCGCGGCCGACGCAGCGGCGAGCGGCAATGTCGAGCAGCTTACGGCCGACCTGGCGCAAGAGCAGCGGGTGCTCAACGGTCTCGGCGCGGCGCTCGACAAGGCAACGACCGATCACGCACAGATGGCGGCCTCCATGCGGCAAGCCGGGATCGACGCGCGTAACCTTCCCGCCGCGATCCAGCGAATCGAGTCCACCGCGGCACGCGCTGCGCCCGCGATCCAGAAGGTCTCGAACGTCCTGACGCCGGGGGGCAAGAAGGGCTTCTTGGGACTCGATCCCTATCAGCTTCAGAACCTAAGTTACCAGGTCAATGACGTGTTCACCGGCCTCGCATCCGGTCAGCCGATCTTCCAGATTTTCGCACAGCAAGCGGGCCAGTTTGCCCAAATCCCCGGCTTGCTCGGCAAGATCGCCGCGAACATTCCGATCTTGGCGGCACTGGCGGCTGGCGTCGCTGTTGTGGCCGGTGCGCTCGGCGAAGCCAACACCCAAATCGAAGCGCTGCGAACGGCCAATTCCGTGCTCGCGACGCTCGGCGACAACAATGGCTATGATCCGCAGAAGTTTCAGGACATCGCCCAGGCCTTCCGCGACATGGGTGTGTCGGCCGAAGACGCGCTGAAGGCGACAAAGACGTTCGTCACCGAAGGGTTGAACCCGAAGGCGGTGGACGATTACGTGGTCGCCGCGAAGAACCTGGCCGATGTCGCCGGGATCGAAGTCACCGAAGCTGTCACCGAATTGACGGCCGCCTTTACCGCGGGCGCCGACGAAGTAATCAAGCTCGACGACAAGTATCATTTCCTCACCGACACGCAGCGGGAGAATCTGATCGCGTCGAAGGACACGAAGAACGAATATAACGAAGTCAACAAAGCCTTCACCACGCTCTATGGCAAGTTGCAGGACGGCGCCGAACTCATGCGCGGTCCCGCGGCTGACGCGACTGACACCTTGCGCGGTGCGTGGAACGGCCTGAAGCGTGCTTTCGCCGACACTGGCGTCTTTGAGCGGGTCCAGTCTTGGCTCGCCGACGCGGTGACGGGCTTCGCCTATCTCATCAACCTGGCGCGTCGTGTAGGGGCTGCGTTCACCAGCGGCTTCAGCGGCGCTCTGGTGAAGAGCGGCGGCCCGCTCGGCGCGATCATGAACCCAACGAAGTTCGCGGCCAACCTTTTCACCGGCACCGTCGCGAACGGCGGCGGAGTATTCAGTGGTGCTCGCGACGACACCGAAGCGCAGTTCAACGCCAGTCAGACGCGCTTCGACCGTCCGCGCACCAGCAACGCAGACGCCGGGGAAGGATCGTCGAACCGCGGCGAGGCGGCCGAGAAGAAGCGGGCAGCGGCACGCAAGAAGAGCGCAGCCGACGCGAAGAAAGCTGCCCGCGAAGCCGAAGCCGAGCGCAAGCGTCAGGCCGCGGAAGCCGAGCGACTCCGCAAGCAGTACGAGAGCGAACAAGATCAGCTTCAGACGGCGTTGAGCCGGTTCACCGCGGAAGCGATGCGTGGCACGTCTGCGCCGTTGGCCGCGCAACTCGAACTGGCCAATCAGGCCGTCAACGAGCAGTTCAAGTCGCTCGAAGATCGTCTGTCCGAGTTCCGCGAGAAGTTCGGCGCCGATGCGAAGATCAACGGTCGCACCCAAGCCGACTATGCCGCGGCGCTGGCGGCACAGAAGCAGCAAATCCAGCTTAACCGTCAGCTTGGCGTGTATGAATCGAACGTCAACGATTTGCTGAAGGAGCGGGACACCCGCCTGAAGTCGATCAAGGATGAACAGGACGCCGGATTGCTGTCAGCGCAGGGCGCGCTTGACGCCGTGCGAGAAGTTACTTCCGAGATGGGGCCGAAGATCGACGAAGCGGTCGGTTCGGCGCGAGCGTTCATTGCCGCGCTGACTCCTTCCGCCGAGACGAACGCGATGCTCGCCAAGTTCGACCGCATCATCAATCAGGGTGCCGGTGCCGGTGGTCAGGAAACCATCGCTCGCAAGCAAGTTCAGGACAGCTTGGGCGACGAAGAGAATAAGCTCAACGCGATCTTCCAGCGCCGTGCCGCGCTGATCGACGCCGCCAACCGTCTCTATGAACTCGGCGCCATCAATTTCACCGACAAAGAGGCGCGGGTCAAGGCGGCCTACGAGCAGACGAATCAGGCGCTCACCGATCAGATTGCGACGATGCAAGCGTTCCTGACGGCCAACGAAAGCCTGTTCCCGCCTGAAGTATTCCAGCGTGCCTTGGCCGAGCTTCAGGCGTACAACACCGAACTGAAGTACACCGACCAGTTGACGCAGAACGTGAAGGGCGCCGCCGAGCAAGCGATTAGCGGCGGCATCATGAATATGTTCGACACGCTGGCGCAGGGAATCGCCAACGTCATCACGGGCGCCGGATCGCTCAAAGACCTTTTCAGCGATCTCGGCCGCGCGGCTCTCAACTTCGCGGCACAGTTCCTCCAGGCCATCGCCCAAGCGATCATGCAACTCTACGCGCTCCGGATCGCGAAGAGCCTCATTGGCGGCTTCCACGGCGGCGGTACGGTCGGCGACTACGGCGCGGGCGTGATGAAGCTCTCCCGCGGTATCACGGGACCGGACCTGTCGGGTGTGCCGCGCTACCACAATGGCACGCAGGGCGCCGGTCTGAAGCGAAATGAGATGCTGGCGGTGCTGGAGAAGGGCGAGAAGGTCACGACCGAAGAGCAACAGCGGCTCGACGCCAAGCGGCTGAAGGACGCACGCGCCAGCGGCCAGGGTCGCGGCCTTCGTCAAATCCTCGCTATCGGTGATCGCGAGATCGCGTCGGCGATGTCAGGCACCGCGGGTGATGAAGTCCACATGACTTGGCTGGAGCGCAACCGCGCGACCGTCAAGCAGATGTTGGGGATCAACGGATGACCCCCGACAACGAACTTCCGGTGTGGCCTTTCCAACCGAACTGGCGTGAGGCGATCACCGAACGTCTGACCTGGATGACGGCTGTGCTCGCCAGCGATAGCGGTGCCGAGCAAGCCTATTCGAGTCGACTCTCCCCTCGCCGGGAGTTCGAGGCGCTGTTCAACCCGTTCAAAGACGAGCGCACGTTCTTCGATCTCTTCCTGTCAGAGCTTGGCGGGCAGGAGATGATGATCCCGGTGTGGCATGATCGCCATAAGACCACCGCGGAGATCGAAGACGGCGACGAACGCATCGACTGCGATACCGAGTTCGGTGAGTTCCTTGACGGCGGCATGGCGATCCTTCTCGGCGCCGACGCATGGAGCCACAAGGTTGTCGAGATCGACGAAGTGGACGGCACCGGCTTTACCCTGGTCAACCCCACCGACTTCGATTGGCCGGAAGGCGGCGTGATCTTGCCGCTGCGCCGGTCGCGCCTCGATCTCAATTCCACGATGTCGAACCTGACCGATAGCGTCGGGCAAGCCACGCTGCGATTCACCTTGAACCAGGCCAACGACCTTCCCGATCTCGGCGAATGGGCGGGCTTGGAGCTTGACGGTTATCCGGTGATGACGACGCCGACCAACTGGTCCGAGCCTGTGGACATCGGCTTCGCGCGGATCATGGAGACCGAAGATAACGGGACAGGGATCGCTTTCATCCGTGACATGGCCGAGCACGCCTTTCGGTCGAAGAACCATTTCTGGCAGCTTCGCGGCCGCGAGCAGAATTGGCAGTTCCGTCAGTTCCTCTACCGCATGGCCGGTCGGCGCTCGCCCATTTGGATGCCCACCGGCAACAGCGACATGGTTGTGGCGGCCCAAGCGAACGCCGGAGCGAACAATGTGCAGATTCGCCGTGTCGGTTTGACCTATGTAGGCGGGCCACAGCCGGGGCGTGAGCGCTTCCTGGTGCAAACCGGCGATGGTTTCCAAGCTCGACGCATAACAGGCTTGG